CTTTTCAATTCTTTCGGCCTTGAGTTTGTAGATTTCTTCTACGATAGCTTTGGCTTCTTCTACAGTATATGCTCGATTGAGCGCTCTGTAAAGTTTTTTGATGAGGTATTCGAAATCTTCTTGCTCTGACGGCTTTATTACGCTGGTGTTGAGTTGTTTTCTTCGTGCTTCTGTTATTTGAAACACCACCTTTCTATAGTCTATTATAATGCTTTTCTGTAAAAAAACAACCGGCGTTTTGCCCAAGGTTGCGCAGCAATTTTGGGCAAGGCGTCGGTTTCTCGCCCGCAGGCGAGATTGCTTATACTAACTGGTTCCTGAGTTTTCCACATTTTCAACACTTTCCACAAGTTTTCAACAACAATATGCACAAAGGATTTTGTGCAACTTGCTATATTTCAACATCTTCCACAAGTTTTCAACAAAACTTTCAACTGAGAAATGTTGTTAATTATCACGTGATAACGAAGAATTATTATCACATTCAACTTTTCCACATACACTACTACTACGACTACAACAAGTAATGAATAAAATAATAGAATGCGTGCGTGCGTGCGTGCGCGTTTCGCGCGTGCGTGCGTGCGCGTGTACTGTGATTGAACTTATGATTCGCTTCGTGACCTCGGCAGCCCCTACTAGGGGCGCAGACGAAAGGGGTCTCCCGTAGGAGACCCCTCACTTTTATGAGTGATGATTTGTTTAGCCGTGAATGACTATGAATTTTAGGTGTGGGCCTAATCGTTTCTTGATAGGATTAGGCCCACTGACACCATTTAGAGAATCCCCCTTGCTTTACTAAAGCGTTCTCTGAGATTCTTTTCCTTAATTTTTCCTTGCTCTTCGATGGTTACGTCTGTGTTTGACATTTTGACTTTAAGTGCATTTATTGCACTTGATTGCCTTTTTTCTTTGATTTCCCATAACCTTTTGGGATTTTCAGTTTCTTGCATTTTGTCAAAGTACCTTGGAATGGGCCTTTTTTTGCCGTTAAAATATAGCCCATCGTCTTTGTACATTTGCTCTTTGTGCTCTTGGTAGTAGTCGTATCCTAGGCCCGGATTTCGTGACATACAGCAGTAAGGCGCTGGTAGTCCTAGTTCATTGTATCGTTTTGTGTCGTTGCCGTAGGCTTTTTTTGTCACATATCCCGCTACATACGCCATTGTTTCCGGTGATGCTTCTGCAATGATGACATTGCCCATTCCCCAGATTCTATCTATTGTTTCGCTCTCAAAGTATGGATTATTGCCTCTTTTTTTCTTGAGGTCTGGTATTTCTAACCCATAATAGATTGCATGGTGATGCGGTCTGCCTGTGGTTTCGCCGTATTCGCCGCAATAAAAATATCTGAGGTCTGTACCCCATTTATCGGACATTTCTTGCTTTTTTCGGAGCCTCTTGTTAAAAAGTACCATGTCCTTTTGCAATAGGATTTGCACAACTTCTGGCGCGTCTCCCGTTGTCCACTGGTGTACTGCTCCACGTATAAGTTCGCCTGTTGCTCTTATCATTCCGGGCACATATTCTTGATTCCATGTTAGAGTTAAAAACCATACTGGAGTTAGTGTTTTTGACTCCATCAGCATTCGCGTTTCCCAATCTTGCCGCTGTCTGAGTCTGCATCCCAAACATTTTCCGCACGGTAGTAGCATTACGTCTGGTCTGTATGCGATGCTCTCATAAGTTGCTGTTGGATTGTGCGTTCTTTCTCTGTACTTTTCTAAGGTCATTATTGACCCTGTTATGTTGTGGTCATTCGGATTGTATACGCGGATAAGTGGTCGTTCGCAACTCATTATTTGCCTCCGTTAATATATTTGTTCATCGGATTAAGATTTGGCACTTTGCCGCTTCTTGCTTTGTGGTCAGCTCCGCTTAGCGCGTCCACCGTGTTATTTCCGGCTTTTTCGCCGCTGTTTTTGTTTTGATTGAGCCAAGGCGTTAAATCCGGGAAATCTGTTTGATAGCTGTTGTAGCCGCTGCTGTGCTGCTCTCCGTGCGAGTCTGTCCACGACCAGCTTTCCGCCTTTTGGCGGCTATAGTTTGCCATTGTACCGGAGATTGTCGGCATACTTGCCGACTGCGTTCCAACGCTTGGTGCGCTTATGCTGCTTTGGCCGATGCTTCCTTGTGCTCCTCCCGGAGTGCTTGCGCCGCCTTGTGCGTAGGCCAGTATGGGATTAAGTCCCGCTTTTTCCATGTCGGCCATTGTCCTTTGATAGCTTGTGTTACTCATTCGCTCCTGCCATGCTCTGTTAGCTGCTGCCTCTGCGGAGTTGTAGGACATTGCTGCGTCTTGCTGGATACGATTGTAAACGCCCTGCTGGATAGCTCCCAGAGTGTTTAATCCCAGTGCCATGAGAGAGTTTTTGTTGTTTTGCAAGCTCTGCATCCCTTGTGCTTGCTGACTTTGACCAAGGAAGTATTTTGCGAGGTCTTTTGTTTGGTCTACGTTTACCCCGCTTTCTCCGGTCATGGTCGAACCGCTTGCCCCTTGACTTGTTTGGTATCCGCTTGAGCTTGTTGCTCCGCTACCTGATGTGCCTTTGAGTGCGTTGTAGATGCCTGTTCCGGCGCTTATAAGACCGCTTACGCCGCCCAGTATTTTCGTGCCTGTTTCTAAGGCTCCTAAAAAGGCTGGTAATACCATTTTCAAAAATAGCCGGGGTCTTGTCCCCGGCTGTCTCCTTTCCTTAGTGATGGTCGATGAGGCCGGGAATGCTGTATACCGGCATACATCTGGTTGTTTTGTTCATAAAGTAGAAGTCCGCGATGAAGTCTGGCTGATTCTGCACCGCCAGCGTTCTCTTCATTTCGGTATCGGTCTGCTCCATCCACGCCGTACTTAGCGTGGGAAGTGCGTCGTAGTCCTGTGCGTAGTGCCATGCGTCCAAGCTCTGCTGTGCATTGCTTCTGAAAAGGCCTGTTACCTTTGAGGGCTTGTAGCGGTAGTCCGCCCAAGCCTCTTGGTAGCCAAAGGCCTCTTCGTCCTTTGCGCTGCCCTGTGCATAGAGTTCTTTGTTCAAAATTGCTTGTTCGCCGATGTTTGCCAGCACAGGCCAATAGTAGTCATATCGGCCTTTGCGGCTCCACATGCGCTCGATACCCTGCTGATAGGTCTGGTCGGTACGGACGACTGCCAGACCCATAATGAAACCATGCTCAGTAAAGGACTTTGTAAACATAGGTTTGTTCATGGTGGTTACACTCAACGCTGCTGTGTTGCCCAGCGGACTCGTGCCGTCGGTCGAAGAGGTTTGGATAACCTGAGATACGTTGATAGGCAGTCTGTAGCCGCCCAGATATTCTGGAATCTGCATACGAGAGTCAGGAGAAATAACCCCGAAGTGTTCACGCAGCACTTCACGGTATCTCGTGCCGCCGCGTGCGTCTTTTTCCAGAAGTTTCTGGATTTGGAATGCCTGTCGGAGCTGGTTGATAGTTGCGGAAGTTACTGCGCTCAGGTCTGCACCCATGTATGTGTTGGTCGGCAGACCGTTTGCTTTTGTTCCGTTTTTGTCCACGTTTGCTACCTCGATGGGCGACGCTGTTGCTATCCACATAAACGAGTCTCTTATGTTTGTCAGCTCTTTTTCGCTGTATGCCTTTATCGGTGCAGCTCCTGTCAGAGGAAGCTGAATCGGCTCGCCTTTCTGCGGCTCCGGTAAAGCTCCGGTGTAGTAGTCAAACACCTTCGCTGCCTTGAGAGGCTTTGCTAGTGTGATAGCGCTGTCATTGGTAGCGCTGCCATCGTTTTTGCCGGTCGTGGTTGCATCCGTCACTTCTACAAGTGTCGGCTGTGTCACGTTTTGATTTCTAAACCATTCGTTGTAGATAAGGCCATAGGCTCTGCCTGGCAGTGCGCTCACGCTGATACCTTCCACTTTGGTAGGCAGCCCCAGATAGTCAGCTAGCGTACCTTCTTCCCATCCGCCTTTCGGTGCCGTTACCTGCGGCACACTGTACTCTGTCTTAGGTGTCCATGCGGTTTCCTTGTTCTCGCCCATAAACTCCTTCCAATGTTCCCAGAGCAAGCGGTTAGGTACGAAGAAGAAGTAGAAGTCGCAAAAGGCGTTGTCCATCACCGGGAAGATGGGTGTCGCCATTCGCATTACACAGGCAACATCGACTTGGTGCGTATCACCCGGTAGCACCTCGTCTAGATAGACAGGGATGAGGTCGCCCGTGTTGAAGGTCGTTTTGCTGTCGCTGTTGCGCTGGAATCGGCTGCGGCTTACTCCGACCTGCGGATTTTGCGCAAAGTTGTATTCACTGTTGCGGTTCATTCTTTCACCTCACTTTTTTCAGCCGGTTTTTCTGCTTCGGCTTTCTGTTTTGCTACGCCCATTTTGTCTGCCCACTCTTGGGTTCCATAGGCCATGATGTATTTTTCCACATCGTTGTCCCACTTGTTTTTGACTTCGATGGGCAGCTTGTCAAACTCCGCTTCCGCGTCTTTGATACGCCCATACCACTCGTGGTAGTTTGTCGGCGCTTCCGAAATATCGGTCATCGTCTCGCTGGTCTGCCAGTCCTGACTGCCCAGCGCATTCGGGTCGTATGTTGCTCGTTTGATGATGTTTTCGATTTTGGTTTCATCCAGACGGCTCTGAATGAGTGCATAGACGTCTGTTTCGCCGGTTTTTACCAGTTCCCGGCCTTCGTCCGTTACCTTGTACTCATATTCCGGCTCGTGGCCGTTGCCGGTCAGGCTCGTATGCCTTACCTGTCCGCTGTACGCGCTTCGAAACTCACTCATTGGGCTTGCCCTCACATACGCACATGTTGGTGTTATCGATGATTTTGCCGGTTTCGTCATCCATGGTGCAGATGTAGCACAGCTGGAAGTCTTCCGGCTTCACGTTGATAAAGCTGTCTTTGTTCTTCTGCTGGCTCTCAAAGAGTCTGCTTGCGACTGCGTCGTTCTGCTGTTCGAAGAGTCCGCTGTAGCTCTTGGCCACTTTGTCGTAAATTGCATAATATTTTTTAAGCATTACAGTCTCGTTCCTCCGCGCATGTTTTTCGGGCTTACGTTGACGGCCTTGGTTTTCTTCGCCGTCTGGGTAAAGACCTTTTTGTCTTTGTTGGTACTCATCTTGACTCTCTTAGCCATCGTTCTCTTCCTCCTTGTTATCATGAAGTGCATGATAAATCATGTCAAGCTTTTCAAGAATTTCCATCATAATCCGGATGGCGTTCTTGACCTCCTTCACGCTTATGAATGCCATATGCTCATCTCCTTTTCAATTCTTTCGGCCTTGAGTTTGTAGATTTCTTCTACGATAGCTTTGGCT